CTAAAATATCAATACCGATAATTTGATTCTCGGAATCTTGGAGTAAAAACTCGCAAAGATGACTACCAATAAAACCACAACACCCAGTAACTAGAATTTTCATTTGATTCAAGATTGAATTAAATAATTAAAATCAGTTTTTCAATTCGTCAGAAAAGTCTTTTATTTTTTTTATAATCAGTTGCAACGCTTTTTTCAAAATATCAACACAACTAAAGGATCCATTACTTTCCATGTAAAAATCAAAATAATTCTTGGAACTATTATATTGAAAGGTTGCAATCGATACAGGAGACCATTTCGCGTGATCTTTGCCTATCCCTAACCTAGCAGTTGCTTTAAATTTTAAGATTTGATCTTTTTCCAGTTTTACAATCGCAATAGTACTTATTTTTTTATTTAGACTGTACTCCACAGGATGAATAAAGTCCATATTCCATTTTTTATCCAAAATAATGTCGGAAGATGTTACATATACATTTGCATATTCGTCATTTTTTAAACCCATTTGTTCTACTTTTTGACTATAATTGACATCACATTCAAAACGAACGCTACATCTTGGACATTCATCGGGACAATTACAATATCTTGCTTCTACAAAATTTTCGTGTATACTTAATTGTTTACTGGTCGAACATATCGGTATCAATCCAAGACGATGAGCCAAATATTCTTCTTGTTGAAAGGTTGAATTGCTCTCAAAAGTGACAATGTCGATTGCCAGAGTAGGAACTTCAGAGATTACAACCCTTCGAATCGCGTTGGCAACAGAGCTATCAACATTTTTTAAAGTGAAATGAATGGAATCGTTTTTATTTTTAATGATTTGGATTTTTGCCATTTTGTTTTTGAATAGTTTAAAAAATATAAAGTATTCATTTTTCATTCGTGATCGTTATTCATTATCAATGTCATTGGTAAGCTGGCTTTCTAGACGCTGTATCAACATTGGATGGAATTCATACAAAGTTAATAATGGTTCGAGCATCTTTTTTAATTCATACTTGCTTGTGATTTTAAAAGTATATAACATCCCTTTCATGACATTAAATATATGCACATGATTAACTTTTGTAAAAGACAGCAAACAGTTCAAAATATCTTGATAAACCCATTCTTCTACACAATCGTTCTTCGAATAAGTTTTAAAATCAATCATGACACGATACTTTGTTTCCAAGAAATCAATGGTCGAGGAAATACCAAATTTGTATCCATCGGAAAAAAATCGCTTGTCTGCTTCCAAATCGTGTTGGAAACCAATTTTTTCCAATTCTTCCTTGATGGTCAAATTTCCAATCAATGAAGACTTTTGCTGAAAACGAAAGCGTTTAAACCCGTTGGATGAAAATTCAGTCTTGAAAAACTTTATATATTCATCCAAATTTTGCTTTATTTTATCAAATTCATCATTAATATCACAAGGATGATTATAATAAAACCTTATATTGTGTATATGTGTCTCTACATATTCAAGAAAGAAAATACAAGCATTCCAAACATTCATTACACTATAGTTATCCTCTTGGACAAATTTAATGACATGATCATAAAGTCCTTCTTTGAATGTTGTATGCAAGATAAACATTGGTTTTTTAAACTCATTGTAGCCAAGGCGAATCATTGTGTTGAACCAATAATTAGGGTCTTTAATCACAAATCGATGTAAATAAGAATCCTTAACATGACACAGCAAATTTTCATCATCGGTATAATGAATATTTCCAAGCTTGGACATTACAATAAACGGTTCAAAAATAGACAGCAATAATCGTGGTTTAATCTTTTTCAAAAACACCAGCTTGGCAATACCGTGTAATACAATTAATCGATCTTCTGCGGCAAAGTTTAGTTTAATCGCTTGACCAATTTTGTGTTTGACAATCGTTGGTTTCTTCATAATTTGTTTAGACTTGTCATCCTGATGAACAAATATAATATTCTTGACGGGCGTCATCAACATTTGCTTTCTTATATTACATCGATGAATGACTGGTGCATCGTGATTCAAACCTAGCGTAATTGCCTTGATCACTGGATCTTTAATTTCATCCATTTTCCACGAAAAATAGGCTAGATTTCGCAATTCATGATAAGCTTGGAAAAAATAAAAAGAAGGATAAGTTCGTGTCATGCCAATAAATAAATATTTGGTTGAACGAGTCAAGGCAACATTTAACAATGATTGAGATAATAGTTCCTCCATCTTGTGAAAATGACGCTCTTCTGGAATTGCGCCCCCTGAAAAACCAAGAAAGAAAACTACAGGATGACCTTTACCCTTGTCTCCATGAATACTAAGCATCATTAACTTGTTTTTACCTTCTTGCCAGTTGATTGGTTGATGTTCATTAAAAAAAGTTTTGGTTTTCGAAACCATACATTCATCTTTAATGTTGTGCTTGGCAAATAAAGTTTGCAAATTTTGAAAGACAAGTTGGTGATTGCTTCGCTTCATAATAATAACAATATCTTTAAATTCAACTTTTGGGTCCTCTCTTCGCAGCGTTTGAATCATTTTAAAAATCGTGCTTGCGGTGTCAAAAGAGCCTGCATGTGATGATATAGACTCGTGTGTAAAAAATAGCGGTTTCATGGTTTCCAAATCAAAATAGTGATTCATATCTGGAATTCCATACTGGCTCCTAAAAGTCTTTGTAATACAATTGACAACATCCAAATGACTTTTTGGACAGCGAAAACATGTATTGAGACGAAAGGATGTGTGTGGTAACTCATCAATCATGACTAACGGATGTTGTTTTTCGGAAATCGCTTGTGGAAAAATGGTTTGTAATATATCTCCCATGACGACAAGTTTTGTTTGAGTATTTGAATTTTTAAAATATTCGAGTAATATTTTGGCTCGAACAGAAGAAATATCTTGAAATTCGTCGACCAAAATCATGTTTGTTTTTTTACCATCCTTGAGAAAGAAATGTGGATGCTTATTTTTTTTAACATGCTCTAAAAGCTTCTCCGCCTTTTTATCAAAATCAGTTGAAAATAACTCTGGGTCATCGTGTTCTTGCAATTGTCGATGAATAAAAGCATCATAATTAGCAACTTCAATGGTATGATTTCGCCATTTACCCATATAATGATTACTAATGCCTTGTTTATCAATTGAAATATCAAGGCTTTTATTTAATCTTTGTGTAATTTCATCCGTGACAGACCCAACCAGCGTTAGAAAGAGACAAGTACAATCTCTCTTTGAGTTCATCATGAATTGAATACCACATTTAATCATAGTGTCGGTCTTTCTACTTCCAGCGCAACCACTAACTTTGCGTATCTTAGATCGATCGTTTACTATTTTTTCTTGTTCCGATGAAATAAACTCCATCATACTTTTTATTAAATAGATTTTTTTTCTTAAATTTACATATCCGGTTTTAATAATTGAGTAATTCACCAATTAGTTTAATCGTGTTTATGCAAAAAAATTTTGTCGTGACAAATGAATTTTGGCCCATTTCCGAAATTCATTTTTAATTCTGCACGGTAGATTGGATTAGTGGACATTTTTTAGAGCAAGGTGGTAATTATGAACGTTTTTATTTTTTTTATAATAAATGTCACAACAGCAACAGCAACAGCAACAACAACAACAACAGCAACAACAACAACAACAGCAACAGCAACAGCAACAACAACAGCAACAGCAACAGCAACAACAACAGCAACAGCAACAACAACAGCAACAACTTTATATCAATCAAGCACAGTCCATAAGTGATCCTAAACAACGGTTTGAGTTTATCAAAAAAATTCCCAACCATCAAGCAAAACTAAACGCATTAATTGATTTTTTAGATAAGTATCCCAAAAAGATAAATATAGCCTTGGAATTAGCCACAACACAACAACAAAAACAAGATTTATTATATTCAGTATTAAATGTTATTACGCAAAATACGGATTATCAAGAATTGATCCAAAGTTTGAAATCCCATCCAAAAATTAAATCAAAAGTTATGAAAAACTATTGTGATTTAAAACAAGGTCAACAAGCTGCCCAATATGCAAAAAATATCCCTGATTTACAAATAAGAGAGCAAACAATGGCTCAAAAATCCGAGGATATTAAGGATCTTGAGGCACGATTTGCTTACATTATGAAAATACAAAATCCAGAACATAAATCCTATGCATTGTATAAATACTCTACCGAATTACCTGAAAATGATGAAAAAACATTGGAATTTATTTTAGCCATACCGTCTTCCAAATGGCGTTCCGAAGCCATGGCTGAATTTTCAGAAAATTTAACCTATTTACCACGATATCCATTTATCATGTCAATTCCAGAATTAAAACCTCGACAACATGCATTAGAACTTTATATAAATTCAATGCCATTTGGACAGCAACGGAAAAAATTAATTCAAACTTTGACCAGGGACCAGTATAAATCAAGCGCGATGATGGAAATGGTGAATTTCTTACCTTTGGAACAAAGAAAAGCTTATATACAACGAATTCCAAATAAATTAAATCGTCAAATTTTATTACAAAAGCATCAAAAACAAGTCAGACGACTCCAAATAAATAAACAAGGATTAAGAGCCCTCCAACAACATCGTCGAACCCTAGTTATTGATGATTTTGAATTTGTTGCAGTGTCTAGAGCTAATCTTGCTTACAATGGTGACAAATGGGAGGATAGAAACTATGTCCAATTAATTTCTAGAAACATTCATACAGGTGAAATTAACAATTTTAATGTCTATCAAAGTAATAGTGAAATCGGTGCATGGAGATATTGTCGCTACGGTAATAGTATATTATTCAAAGGGGCTGACTATATCACGGTGACATTTGTGCATTTGGAATTACAAAAATACTTACATAGCGTCTTTGATTCATTAAAAATAGATCCTGACTTTGAATTTTGCCCCGATATTACAGACAAAGAAGCGGATGCATTAAATAGCAGAATCCAAAAAGACATTGTATTTGATTTACTAAGTCTTTGTAGTTCTTCTTTTAAATGCTTTTTTAGTAATAAAATGCTAATTCAAAATGTCCAGTCTTTTTCAAAAAATCAGCAATGGACTATGCCTACTTTACTAGCATTTAGTCAAATTAAATCATCCAAGGATTATTTAGAAAATATCAAACACTTGATTCAAGGTATGAATATGTATTTACAACAATTTTTGTCTGTAGATATAGCCAGTTTTGCACCCATCTATTCTTATTCTTTTAGTATAGCGAATCAAGCATTCTTTGATTGCACGATATATAAAGGTTCTGTGGTTAATATAAAGAACCATAAAAAATATTTCATGTTTATCAATCATTATCATTATAAAAATACTCAGCATTCGGAAATGAATGGAACATATTCATTTGTTACATTTATTGTACCTCAAGATGCTAAAATAACAGCAAATGGTGTTTATGATAAAGTAATAAAAACCGGAATTTACGCTTATAAAGCAGTAGAGTATGCCACGGGAATGGATATTTATGCGGATGTAAAACAGCGAAAAACGAATACACAGATTGTGCATCAACGTGATATCGGTTGGGATAATAATTTATATGACTATTATTTTATCGGTGATATCATGAATAATTTTTGGCCCATTTCCGAAATTCATTTTTGATTTTAAAAGTGAATTCAATTACCCTTGATTTTGTTATTATGAAATTAAATATTCCTAATTATCGAAGAATGTAAATATTCAGGAAGGGGAATTTATTCAAAGTATCGAAATGCAAAATGTACATGTTGATTATAAGAATCATCCAAGAATTATTAAAAAACTACCAATTAACCAGCCAGCATACCACGCAATCCAGGCAATTTTAGTGTGGTTGGTCCTCCAGATTGCCTTTGATTTAAAAAATGTGAGACTGTCCTAGTATTGGAGAGAATTGCTTGTCTGTCCTTGAAAATCTTCTTCCAGCGTCGTTGTACAATTCTCAAATAAAAAGTTTTAAAAATACAAGAATAATATAATGATTTTCCTTCATATTGAAAGTCCATTTTCATTATTTCAAGACGAGGCCAATTGACATATGAAGTCGAATAATTTACTAGATATTTGGTAATTTTTTTACCCGAATTTTTATAAAAAGTTGCTAGTGAAATCGTGTTTTCCATTAGTAACTTTTGCTGCGGACAAATAAAACCGATGCCAAGATGATATGTTCCATTATGTTGTTCGTCAATAATTGTTGAATCCATTTTTGTGTATAAATACTGACCTGGAAATTTAAATTTTTTGAAGCATCAATTTTCAAAAAATTGATTTTAAGCATAATTTGTATATTTGCAGTCATCATATGGAAGAAATTATAAGAACCTTGATTGTCCAAATTGGGGAAGATATTACCCGAGAAGGTTTAAAAGATACGCCGCAAAGATGCAAAGATTCGTTGCAATTTCTTACGCAAGGATATCAGCAGAGTCTTGAAGAAATTGTTGGAAATGGTTTGTTTGATAATTCTGGCGGGTCGTGCAAAATTGTTGTTGATGATATACCACTATTTTCTTTGTGTGAGCATCATTTATTGCCTTTTTTTGGTACAGTAAAAATTATATATCAACCTAACGAAAAATTACTAGGATTAAGCAAGTTTGCAAAAATTGTGCAAATGTTTGCACGACGACTGCAAGTCCAAGAACGCCTTACCAAAGAAATTGCAGAGGCGATTCAAAAAGTAACAGGTGCTCTTGGTGTTAGTGTTGTCATTGAAGCATCGCACATGTGTATGATGATGCGTGGAGTACAACAAAATTGCAAAACGACGACAACGTTTTGTATCGGCAAAATTTACGAAAGCAATATTTAAACAGGAACACCTTTATTGGCCAATGCATCCGCTCTTTCATTTCCTGGTTCG